GCTCGTCGCCCCAACTTCTCTGGGTACTCATTCAAAGAAGAAATGGTATCCGATGGTATCGAGAATTGTCTGCATTATCTGGGCAACTTTGATCCCAGCATCTCCTCTAATCCATTCTCATACTTCACACAGATAGTATTCTTTGCATTCCTGCGAAGGATCCAGTTTGAATCAAAACAAACTTATATCAAATTCAAAAGTTTTGAGCATCATGAACTGTTCACCAATCATGTGTATGAAAAGAAGAAACATGTAGATCTGGTGAAGTCCATCATCAACGAGAACACACAATCTATCATCACCAAGTTCGAGGAGAGAATGGCCAGCAAAAAGAAACTTCTAGAACCAATTGAAATTAATCTTGAATTGTTAATGGAGTAAATATAATACCATGAAAATTGCATTGATTACTGATACCCACTTTGGAGTTCGTAACGATAATCCTCTGTTCCTTGAATACTTTGACAAGTTCCTAGACAATATATTCTTTCCTGAACTGAAACGAAGAAAGATTCAGAACATCATCCATCTTGGAGATATGATGGATCGCAGGAAATACGTCAACTTCAATACACTTACCTGGGCCAGAACATTTATGAATCGAGCCAGGGGATTTAATATTGATATGATCATTGGTAACCATGATACGTACTTCAAGAATACCAATGATGTTAATTCTCCTGATCTACTTCTGAGGGAATATGAGAACCTCAGGATCTGCTCGGAACCAATCGAGGTTGATGTGGCTGGTCCTCTCAATGGGATTCTGTATCTTCCTTGGATCACCCCAGAGAATGAACAAAGAACTCTGGATATGATCAAGAACACTTCTTGCAAGGTTGTTATGGGACATCTGTCGCTAACAGGATTCCAGATGCATAAGGGATCGATCTGTCAGGATGGAATGAATCCAGATCTATTCGAGAAGTTCTCTTCTGTATTCACCGGACACTTTCATTCCAAACATTCTATTCGAAACATTCATTATCTGGGGTGTCCCTGGGATCTTATGTTCACGGATGCCGATGATATCAAGGGATTCCATATCTATGATACCGATACGGATACCACGGAGTTCATCGAGAATCCCTATAAGATGTACTGGAAGTTCTACTATGATGATACCGGAGCCAAGGATCTTCGGGATGTGGGTATTACCAAGTACACACTAGCCAAGATCAAGAACTCCTTTGTGAAAGTGTATGTCAAGAAAAAGACAAATCCGGTTCTGCTGGATCGATATCTTGCTAAGATCAATGAGGCTGAACCTGCATCTCTTTCTATTGTGGAAGACTATGTGAATGAGGACTTCCTTTCAGAAGAAAAACTTACTCTTGATGAGGACACTCTATCACTACTCAACAGTTCTTTGAATGATTATTCTGATATCATTACTTCAGAAGACAAGAAAATCGAGATCCAGAAGCTGTTGTGCAATCTGTATATGGAAGCACTAAAGGCATAAATAATCTATGATTACTTTTGAGACTCTTCGTTATAAGAATTTCCTTTCTACTGGTAATACCTTTACGACTATCCCTCTTTCTGGGAACAAGACTAATCTGATTGTAGGCAAGAATGGTTCGGGTAAATCCACCATTCTTGATGCAATCACCTATGGACTATTCAACAAACCATTTCGTAAGATCAACAAACCTCAGCTAGTCAATACTGTCAACAACGGTGATTGTATGGTAGAGATCGAATTCTCTCTCAACAATAAGAAATATAAGATTGCACGAGGAATCAAACCAAACATCTTTGAGATCTATGAGAATGGTAAGATGTTACATCAGGATGCTGCTATCAAGGATTATCAGCAGTATCTTGAGGAGAATATTCTGAGGATGACCTACAAGGCATTTTGTCAGATCGTGGTGATTGGTAACGCAACATATCAACCATTTATGAAACTTAATCCTTATGAACGTCGGGCCATCGTAGAGAACTTTCTTGACATCGATGTATTCACCAAGATGAATGGATTACTCAAGACTCGGATCGTCGAGACCAAGGAACAGATCAATGGTACTTCATATAAGGTAGATCTATCCAAGGAGAAGCTTCGGATGGCAGAACACCTGCTCAGTTCTTCTGAACAGAGTAATGATGCTAAGATCAATGATAATAATATTGCTCTGCATAAGAAGAATGTATTGCTGACGGAGTGGAATCAGGAGATTAAGAAACTGTCCTCTGATATATCCGACATCATTATTAATGACCAGATCATTCAGAAGACCAAGGCAAAGATCCGAGAAGTAGAAACTCTTCATACCACACTAGCAACAAAGTATAAGTTGATCAATAAGGAAGTAGAATTCCTGAATAGCAATGACAGCTGTCCAACTTGTAAGCAGGAAATTGATGAGGAGTTCAAGAGTAATAATATTTCTGATAAGAGTGTTAAGATCGCTAAGTATGTAGAAGCCATGGCTGATCTATCAGAAAAGATCTCTCACTATAAGAATGATCTGGCAGGTCATATGGAACTGGTTGATGAGATCAATGAGACCAATACCAAGATTCGAAATCTAGAGGTCAATATTGACTATCTGACCAAGGATATTGAACGTATCTCCGAAGACAATATGAAGTTGACAGAGGAGAAGCAGAATAACATCAAGAAGAATAAGGAAGATTATTCGGCTTTGGTAGGCGATCATCTGAAGCTGACTGATGAACGAGATACTCTGCTGGAGAATCAACATCAACATTCCATTGCAGCCATTCTGTTGAAGGATGATGGAATCAAAACGAAGATCATCAAGCACTATCTTCCTGCAATGAACAAACTCATCAACAAGTATTTGCACCTGATGGACTTCTACGTTTCCTACACCCTTGATGAGAACTTCTCCGAAGTCATTAAACAGGCCAACAAAGAATCGTTCTCCTATGCATCCTTCTCAGAAGGAGAAAAACTTCGTATCGATCTTGCCATCCTGTTTGCTTGGAGAGAGATTGCCAAGTCCAAGAACTCGACCAACACAAATTTGCTGATCCTTGATGAGATCTTTGATTCATCCCTAGATGGAAATGGCATCGACGACTTCATCGGGATACTCGATACCATTTCGGAAAACACCAATGTGTTTATTATTTCTCATCGTGGGGACCAGGTGGCCGACAAATTTCAAAATACTTTGAAGTTTGCAAAACTCAATGGTTTCTCTAAACTCGTTTAGGGATAAGGGTCTGCCCGAGTTGGAATCCCAACCGAGTGGACCCTGCCTTCATTGTTTTCTTTTTCTTCTCGAATACAAACTCTGAGTCAACATAGTCCACAAAAATAATATCATTCTCCTGAACATCCGGATGTGATAGAGCATTGGCTAGCGGGTTGACCACATGAGTTTCCAGTGCCCTCTTCAAGAACCTCGCACCATATTCCTCTGAGTATCCCACCTCAATCAATCTATCCTTTGCCGTATCACTGATCACCGACATGATCTTCTTCTCATCAGACTTGGACATTCTTTTCTGTACATCATAGAGTTCCAACTCCAGAATCTGTTTACAATCCGCCTTGGTCAGGTTACTGAATACGATTGTCTTGTCGAGACGATTCAGAAATTCAGGAGAGAACTTCTTCTTCATCGATGCCTTGATTGCAGATTCCTTCTGCTTCTGCTCCACTATCATCTCATGGAAACCAAACTTAGCAGTCTTTTCCTCAATATTACTAATACCAATATTTGATGTCATGAATATGAATGAGGTAGAGAAGTCCACATCAGTATTGTCGCCGATGGACAAAGTTCCCTTATCAAAAATTCCCAGCATGATGTTGAAGAATGCCGAGGACGCCTTCTCAATTTCATCCAATAGAATGATGGTGGGTTTGCCCTTCAACTCTACTCGTTCACGAGAGAACACAGGTTTGGTTTCGTTGTGACCAATATATCCGGGAGGAGATCCTACCAGCTTGGAGATGTCATAGGATGACTGGAACTCTCCACAATTTACAACCAATGGTTTGGTGTCAAAGTATTTGGCAATATCATATACAATCTTGGTCTTACCAGTACCTGTGGGTCCGGCAAAGAAGAAGATACCAAGTGGCTTCTCTTCAGGACACAGGTCGGAGAATGCCTTTTGGAATCCAATACAAACTTCCTTGACAGCTTCGTCCTGGGACACCAAGCGGTCCCGGAGAAATTTATGTAGTACTGCCGATTCACCATTTAACTCTGTTAGATTCAGACGCATGTTGAAAATCCCTCCTTCACCAATATTTAGGTGAGGAGGGATTTCTTAGGAAATTTTTGTCCCTGTTCTGTTTCTAGGTAGGGACCACACCCAATGTGCTCTACCTATTAGGCAGAAGCAGCAAATGACTTCATCTTGTTAGATTTGGCCGTTATTGTTTTGTTCTGATTAACGTGAGTACTTCACGGATAGCTACTCGCACTTATTCCCGCCAATCGATACTATGTCAGACCCATATGTATGGTGGATCTGCCGTGTCCTGCCCACGGGTCTTGATCGGTATTCAGATTGTATCAACGATTTCATATGATATTTAGGTAATTGAAAATTCAATTTTCCTAAATAAGATAACCCAAAAACAGAATCATTAATTCGAGGTCGTATCCAATGAATCCTGATACCCAAAGCAATGAGGTTGCCATTCCCCATTATCATCCGGCATCAAGCCACCTGCCTCATTGAATCCGTAGAAACAACATTCACCTAAGACATATCCTTCCTGGGTGGTCTCATAATATTCTTTGTTCATAACAATCATTCGATGGTGGGACTCCCACGAATGTCCGCAAACACAGATACCACTTCGACCAGGCCCAGAGTATTGAGGTATCAAACTAGACTCTCGGCGACCCAGTCTTTGAATGATTGCCACATCGATTTTTGTTTGAACAGGTTGCAATCATTATGCATATTCTTCAGGTGGGGTTTGTTCATGTCTGAATTATACAGCACAATCTTAGAAGTATACCAAGAAGACCTGAGTTCAATGTTGTTAGGATGAGCACACTCGTGTGTCTTAGTTAAATGTTTACAGTTAATACAATATACCTTATTCATCCTCGTCTTCCTCCTCAGACCCAAATGCATATGAGTACCCTTCCCAATTATCCACTCCAGCATTTTCTAGTCTGGTGAGTTCGGCATCTCGTTTCCTTAGACGAATAAGTTCGATTTCTAATTGATCGATTAATTTGTCGATTGATGTGATTAGTGTATTAAATTCGGCTGGGTTCATAAGGATTTTAAGGATTTTTTGAATGAGTCGGTACTGCATCCCACCAATACTTTATTCATCTTCGTCTTCCTTGCAGTCAATATGATTATCAACTTCCTTCTTCAGTTCATCGGCTTTCCAATCGCAGGAAGAAAGAATATGAATACACTCGATGAATAGACAGAAGACCGTGGTATTGAAATCATAGTCATCAACGACATCATCAAAAGCAAACAAACTTTCCAATGCATTAATAGCAAACGTCTGACACAGTTCCGGATCAGTATCTTCTGAATCCTCAATCAACTGTTTCTTATCGACTTCTACAATCTCCGGAGACTTCTCTGAGGCTCGTTCCCAGCGTCTGGCCATATATCATTATCCTTTATACAGTTGGAGTGTTCGGTTTGAGTTGTTCAAAGAATTGAACTTTGTCTACAAGAAAGGAACGCCATCCTGCATTTTCCAGATCATATGCAGCGATTGCAGCATCGCTTCTCACAGGGTTCCGAGACATATCATTCAATTTTTCCTTGGTTGCAGGAATCAACTTATGATGAAGAGTGCAGATCATCTTCCTAACCGATCCATCCTTCTTCTCGAACAGGACCATTGTTGGTCCTGTCAGAAGGCATTTCACAATTTCATTTCGAGCATCTACTTTATTATAAACCTTTTTCATTTGTATGATCTTCTTTATGATTCAGATTCAACAACAGACAAACATAGTGAATGGTCTTCAGCAGATCCTTCTTGCTCTTACCGTCTTTCTTCCCATATCGAGCAAGATATTTAATGGCGTTTGCAAGGAAGAAGGATTCTGCGTGACCAGTGCTGACCAGCAGATCAATTACCTGGATTGGCTTTACCTGAGAGGCGTCTCGATTTCCCACATAGTGTTGGGTATAGGTTGAGGCAATATAGGTTTTCGCAATATCCAGAAATTGATCTTCATTATATTCAAATACCACAGGAGGATACTTATTTTCTTTCTGTGTAGGAAATCCCTTCATAGCATCCAAACGGTTGTCAGGGGTCAATTCAGGGGTCAATTCAAAAATGTACATATAAGTATCCTTCCTTCCTTGAATTTAGTTGTCTAGACCCAGAGAGTAAAATGCCACAGGGCCTGAGCCTTTGCTGGTCCGAGACTCCCGCATTTCAGTCACAACATCAATACCCATATCTCGGATGTCGCTGATGACGGCTCGAAGATTCTTCACCTGAAATCGAGACTTAGCCTGACGTGCAGTCAGAGTCCGATCACCATCGCCACCATTGAGATAGGTGTATACCTTTTCTGCCTGAGTCCGATTACGAGTGGTACGAGTTGTCTTTGATGTATTCATATTTTATCCTTTCAATCGACTACATTACTATTATAGCGCACTACCAAACAAAAGTCAAGTACTTTTTATCCAAACTTTACCCGTGTCACAATACCATTCTGGACTTGTAGATTGACACGAACCGGGTTGAAATCACAGGTGATCATTGCCGGATAACCCTCACTTGCTGTAATACGCCACGGAATCCTACAGTTTGTGAGATCTTTTGATACTTCCTCAATAGACATACCGATAAGGTAATTATAATACACCAAATCATTATAGTTATCCTGCAATGTCGTCACCTCTTTGTTTTTCGGCTGCTATCATCAGAGATTCAACATAGAGAATGTCCCTCTCCAATTTATCCCTCATTTCAATTTCTCCTCGACATTTTCCTGTACGATACCAACAGAAGCAAGATGCTACATAGAGTAATATAAGTATGATACCTTTGGTGTTATCCATTGAAGTTGGTCATCCCAAATTTAGTATAGGTGTCCTGGACCAATCCGGTGATCTCTTCCTTGGCTTTGATGGACGCATCATTTGCCGCAATCAAAGATTGCCACCGAGCATAGGAATGATACATTTCCACCTCAGCATCCTTGATTCGTCTCTCGTTGTAGGAGAGACGCCGATAGTTCTTGCGTCGTTCGAAGTCCACTTTTAATCGTTCAATAATAGTTTTCATAAAACTATTTTGCTCCAAATTCTTCATGCAGTTCATTATAGTGCCGTTGGCGGAGATCTTTTTGAGATTGTAAATAGGCATCGGCCTCAGCAAGTTCTGTAGCAGTCATTTCAGACATGTAGTGTAGATTGATCTGCGTGGAACTTGAATTGTCATATTCAGAATATATTTCGTTTAGCTCGATACGGGTCTCACTAGTGTTCACATGCAAGCCATGCAGATTTTTTTTCACTGCCAGCAGTTCTTGTATAGCAGAGTCTAGGCTAGAATATTCAAGTAACAATCGAAGGGTTCGATCTTTCAATTTCATATAATTTTAATCAACCTTATACAACCATTATAACGTATCCAGCCAAGGAAGTCAACAAAAGAATTCCCTTTAGAATCAACAAGATGCAAGGCATCTCTGCAAGTCATTGATTCTAAAGGGAAAATAGTTCTAGTCGTCTGCTAGACCCTTGAAGTACGCCAAGGCATCATCCTCGTCGTCACCCGAAGCTTCAGGTGCCGCCCAAGGAGCATCCTCGGACTTGGTCTTTGGAGCAGATTCTCGAATCGTCGGCTTCGTTTCAGCAGTCGGACCAGCCTTTGCCGTGTTACCCAGTACACGATTCATTCGTGTCTTGAGTTCGTCATATGTCTTGAAGTTCTTCGGAGAAACGATTTCCTTCAGATCATACTCAGACGTCCAGACCGCTTCCATCTTAGACTCATCACCTTCACAGATCGGAGATGCTCCCTCGAAGAATGAGTTGTCATAATTAGGATATCCTTCGACCTTGCGAACCTTGAGTCGGAAGTTGGCTCCCTTCCAAAGATCAAACACATCAATAGGCTTGTCGGTCTCAAACTCAGGCTTCAGAGCATCCTGAATCTTCTGGAAGATCTTCTTTCCAAATTTATATAGGAATACCTTGCCTTCGTTCTTAGGATTGCGAGGATCAGACACTACAAGAATGTTTGTGATGAAATGCTGCTTGCGTTTACGCTTGCGAACAATATCCTTGTTGGCATCAATACCTGTGTTCCAAAGTTCAGAATTGGTTTCTGAAACCGGATCAGGCTGACCCAGCGTGGTGAGAGAGTTCTCGATGTACCATCCACCAGGACCCTGAAACCCGTGGGAGAATAGAGACACCCAGGGAATGTTGTTGTCCTTTGCTACTGGAAGGAATCGAATGAGTGCTGTGGCATTACCAGTCTTCTCATCCAGAGGCAGAGTCCAGTAACGGTCGTCGATATAGGACTTGGTACTAGATAGCTTATCCATTTCGGTAATAAGCTGATTGATATTTGCACTGCTTGTTTTTTTAAGGTCTTTGAAATTCATATTTGTTCTCCTGTTTGCTATACATCTATGCTAGAATTGAGTAATTTTTGATAGTCGCTATTTACATCTACATAAGGTTACCACCCATAACAAGTATACTACATTCAGTTCATCAAGTCAAGGGTGTTACTGATAATATTTATGAGACGTTCTCGCTTTGGAATATGCTTTGAGAAGAAAGGTTTGTATTTCTCTATGAAAAATGTGGTTTCATTTACCAGAGGATCCAGAGAAAACTTGGCCAGTCTATCAGTCACGTCATATAACTTATCCAGACAGATGAAGGTTTCATAGGATACAACATTCTGTCTGAGAAGATTATATATAATGGGTTTGTCTTCATCATCACCTTCCAGTAATCTCTTCTTTGTCACCTTGTTCTTGATACAATATGTCACGACATCAGAGACCTCTTTCTCGAATGTACGATCAAAGGCTTCCATATAACCCTTGGTCTTCAGATACTTCTTCTCATTATCCGGAGTCATCACATCTCGGATGTAGAAGTTCTTCTTCTCTTTGGCAGCAATCAACAACTTATCAAGATACTTCTCAACATTGAATACCGATGCCATCTTCTCAAAGAAGTATCGATCCTTTCGTACTACGAATGCCTTGGGAGATGATCGTGTGCCGTGGCCTCGGAAGAAGTCGAATGACTGAGAGTTGAAATGAAGTTTCATCTCAACATAATATTTGTAATATTGGTAGGCTCGTTCCTGCGTTGACATAGTCATTTTCCAGACCAAGACGCAGACCCAGACCCAGACCCAGACCAAGACCGATACTCAGACCAAGA